CCAAAAGAATAAGTTTTTTGAAAGTTAATGGTAGCTTCAGTTTCCGCAATCGTGGCATCTACATAAGTTGATTGCAAGTCAAAAATAGCCTCTTTTTGTTGCTTTAACACTCTTATTAAAGCCGCTCCTGCGGCACCTTGACCTTCTGCGGCTGCAATTTGCTTGTCAATCGCATCTCTAGCTTTTTTATTTTCATCTATAACTTTATTAACAGCTTGCTGAACAACTTTTTGGTCATTGGTTAAAGTAAGCAAATTTCTTTGATCTATAACCATTTGAAGCTGTAAGTTTTGTTGCTTTTTGTATTCGTCTGTTAATTGTTTTGCGGCATTAATTTTTGCGGCATTAGACTGTATAATTTGACGATTTTGCTTTTCATCTCCTTTAGGACCACCTTCACCAGATGCGGTATTGACTTCTTTTATTTTTGCCAACAGTTCGTGATAACCTGATACCGCCAATCTAGCTTCATTTTGACTATTCATCCAACCTTTACGCATGGCATCCAAACCGCCAGTAGAAAAGTTATAAATAGCATCATTTAATGCCATTATGGAAGTTACAATAATTTGTATATCTAACTTAATAGCCGCATATAAAATTGCTGTGCCTTCTCCAATTAACTTTAACTTTGAAAAAAATGCTTCAAGCATTCCATTAGTTTTGGTTAAATCATCATAGATAATTTTTAGATTTGGAATAAAAGCATCTGTAAATAAAAGATTTATCTTTCTTCCAGAGGCTTCCATTTTTAGGTGAAGTTCGTGTGCTTGATTTACGGATAAAGAATATTTCTCAAACATACCTTTTGTTTCTTCAATGGTATGTGCCAACCCTACAATATCCACTCCTCGAATACCTTTTCCAAGTGTTTGGAAAGCCAAACCATTTCGAGTAACAGAATCATTAATTTTTGCTAACCCAACAATGGTCTTTTCAAATAAATCTTGTGAGGAAAGTGTGCGAATATCATTTAAAGACACTCCTAAGCGTGCAAAAGATTCTTGTGCTTTTTCACTACCTAAAGCGGCTGTTTCCACTTTTTGGTTAAAGCCAGCATAAATTCTAGAAGTTTCCTCTGCACTGCCACCATTTTCCTCTAACGCTTTAGACAGTTGTAATACGGATGCGGTAGTTACATCATTAGCTTTAGCTGTTTTAACTATGGTGTCGGCAAACTCCATTGCGGCTCTAGTCATTTCGGCAAATACCGCAACGCTGGCAAACTCTATAAGCCTTTCCTTAAAACGCTCTAGTTGTTTGTCTACAGCCTGTAACCCAGAGGTAAACTCTGCTGTATCAAGCCCCATTACCACACCTAGTCTTGCTACATTAGCCATTTTGTCTTTCCGTCAATGCCTTTGGAACATTAGGACTCATTAAAATATAAGTTAATAATTGCTGACTTGCCAACTCCTTTTTTTCTTGTTCTGTAATAGGTGGGTACATATAATCATAAGCTGCTGGTATTACATCTTGCAGAGCATATGATTTTGAACCTGAACTTCTCATGTAATTATAGACTCCTGCAGTTAAATTGCCTAGTATCTGCAAAATTCCAAAATTACCAATTATTCCGTCATTATAAAGAACACATAATTCATGGAAGGTTTCTTGGTCGATTGTGTTTGGGTCAGTTCCATGAGCAGTTAAATATGCCCTTACCTGTCTTGGGACTGACCTAATTACTTTCCCTTTGCAACCTTATAGCTTGGAGAAATAACTTCATTGATATTCTCTAATACTTGAAGCTGAATTGAAAATGGGAATAACTCATCAATCATTTCGTATGTAATAGTATTCATGTCAAAACCTTGCTCCTCTGGAACGATAAACTTAAATAGTTCCAAAATGCGGTTTTCAGTAGCGATTTTGTTTTTAGCTGTATCTTTTAAAGATGTTCCTTTAATAAGAATGTCGTCTTCCTTAAACTCAACATCACCTTCTTTTAGGAAACTTTCTTTATTATCTAAAAATGGCTTCGATATCTCAGAATAGTATTTATTAACCTTATCTTCATCCAAAATCTTTATTCTTTCTTGCATTGCATCAAAATCAGATGTAAGTGGAACTTTAATTTTAAAAATATGTCCACCCAACTCAAAAGAACGGATGCGTATAGCATCCTTATTAAATGACTTGCCTAAAGCATTCGAAAATTGATTCATCTTGGTTTCCTTGATTGTTTTGCCTTGTATTTTTCTAATCTGCTACCTAATTTTGCACCTAAAGAATTAGCCGCTACAATTCCTTGTGATTGTAATGCTGGTCGCATATATGGTTGTGCCGCCATAGCATGACTGCCAAACTCAACTCCAAATTCTTGAACATTGGCTCTTGCATCAGATTCAATTCCAACTTGTTTAATCTTCCATTCTTTTTTGCCATTCCGTAAAACTACTTGATGCTGTAGATTAACGAATTTTTTTCTTGCAAGAACATTGCCTGGGGCAGTAGTTACTGTCCCAATCATGGTATCAGTTTCTAAAACATACCGTGATCTATGATCTCGTTGATTTGGTCGCCTAGCTTCTATGCGAAGCGACTCTGCTAAAGCACCTGTATGTTTAGGTGCTAGGCTTTTAGCCATCATTAATACTGGTACCATAGCATCTTTTACAGCATCTTTTAAAATTGCATTTGCATCCTTGGGACCAAAATCATCCCGAATTTGTAACATCAGTTCTTCAAATTCTTCATATCCTTGCAACTTGAAGGATATATCAACCTTGGCCATCACTTGCCTTTATCATTCTTTGATATATAGCATTGTTTAGCCGAATAACATATTCGACAATTTCTTCTGGCGACATTTGATCTGCATGATTTTTAGCAATCTCATAGACTGTATGAATACCAGCAATCCGTTGTTGAGTAAAACCAAACCAATTCTTAACTCCAGAATTGGCTTGATTTAATAGATAGCTTAGTAAGTCTGTATTACTTTCAATCTTCATCTGTGAAGTCTGTTTTATGCTGTTTTAATTTAATAGAATCTGTTTCCAAAACTGTAGGGTTAAATGGATCATTACCATCCGCTAGGCATTTGGCAATAGCTTCATCGACATCTGCCACCTCATAAATACTTCCATTAGCAAATTGTATTTTCATAATATTAAGTATTGTTTGACCAGCCATACTGATTTCCACGAGGATGCACGCTAAATGTGCAAGTTGCTTCTTTGCCTGGAGCCGCATCAATAGAAAACTCTGAAACACGACCATTAAACGCATAAGCTACTGTATTTGAACCAGATGTTGCCGCAACTACAAAAGTGCGGTCAATAACTCCACTATAAGCATCAGCACGCATTAACAATAATCCTGCATCGCTTGGATTCCAAGGAGCAACAATAGTCATAGATGTTGGTTTGCTTTGTGTAGGAATTTGATCTGATTGGCGACTACCAGCAACCATGAAGGAAGCAGAAGCATCATCTTGTCCAAACTTAGGGATGGATTCCACATTAAGTTGTGAGCCAGATGTACCTACACCATTAGCAACAGTTCCAACAATATTAGCAACTTGCCCTGTCCATGTAGACAGTTGTGAGGTTGTTAAAGCTGTTGGGGAAGAAGCTGTCTGGCACCATAGTGATGCTGAAAAGCCTGGGAGAATTTGATTAGGGAGAGCCATTTTAATTCCTTATAAAAAGTTATTGGTAAATTCTATCTTATTAAGCTGGAATGTCCAAAGTGCAATCCATAATTACATGGTGCAATCCTACAGTATTATCATAAGTTTTGTAAAGCACATCTACATCGGCTTTGGATATTTCGAAGCCATAAGTAGCCCCTCCATATAATCCACTATAACCATGTAAGGATTGTAATATAGTATTAGTTATATTCCAAGCATCACTTGATCTTGCAGTAAAAACATTTATTTGGATGGTAGGTCTATCAATGCCCTTTACAGATTGGTTTGGACCTGTATAGACAGGTTGATGGATATTACGAATCATCCAAGTTAAAAATTTAGGTTCTGTAGCAAAGTTTCGGTTGAAATCCTCGTAAACAGGTATTTCATTACCCACAATGCTTTGCAGTTGTGCTTGCGTAGCCTGTGCATATTGTGCTGGATTATTCTGAACTGTCATACTGGTGTCGTAGGGTCATTTCTGTAACACATAAACACTACATTCATGCGGTCATTTGTTTCTAAACAGTCAGTAATTCTCCAGTCATGACCTCTCCATGTAATACTATATAGATTTTGATTATCCACAATCTCTCGGGTATTTGGAGTGTAATTGAGTGTAAAGGTCGTTAAATCGGTATAAACCCTTTCGTCTTTGGTAATTTGTACACCATTACGAACATCCTTAACTCTAGCCCTAGTTTCAAACCAAGGGGTTATTGATGTAGAACCTTCACCAAAGGAGTCTGTTCCAAAGGTTAAGTTATTAATCGTTAGGTTTTCATACCGAGCGATTGTCATTACAGCACCAAAGGCTTATAAGGTCTTAAAAGCTGGTCTACACCAAAAGGAATGTTATTTAACGCACCTTGAAAGCTATTGCTACGATTATTATATAAGTGTGTTAAAAGCAACAATCCAGCTTGTTGGATGACAGGGTAGTTCGCTAATGGACTACGATTTGTTGTGTAAGTAACCACAATAGGATTGGTCATAATCTGGCTAGCAGAGTCAGGAATACCAGTAACAATTACTTTGTTGCCTGTAGGGTCATAATAATAACTGCTAGGTGTAAGCACAGTATAGACGGGAGGAGTTGCACCAGAGTAATAAGCAACTTCATTTATAACTACTCCTGCAGTATTTCCATTTGCCTGACTTACTTCTGGCAAGTCTAAACTCATAGAAGTGCCTGTCATTCCATTATAAACGCCATAGTAGACTTTATATTTAATTGGAAATATCGACATGCCAAGATAGTCCTCAATCGCCATACGAGTCGCTAATTCAAGCCCTACAAGGTATGAATCCTGACTTTCATCATGAAACAGATTTAACTGTTGCGTAATTTGGTCAAGCGTTAGCCATGCAGTCTGAAAATCACGACTAACTTGCTCTATCTTTTCATAGCTATATGGATTTCTAGTAGTCCCTAAAAAGGGACCATTAGTTAAACTATCTAGTGGCATGGCTTACCTTAAGAGTGATACAGACGGACACCAGCAAATACATCACGAATTGTAGAAACAACACGCTTTTCACAAAATAAAGTAATAAAACCTGGGTTTGTTTGCTCAAAAGCCTTAATACTCATTAATTCATTATCCGCAATCGTTACGAATTGACTCCAAGCGGCAAAGTAAACTGGATAGTTGCCAGCACCAGCCACCTGCATATATGGATTAGGAATAACGCACTTGCCAAAAATATAAATAACCGCACCGCCATCATCGTCTCCAACTTCTATGAAATAAGGCACACCAGAGGTAGTTGTTACTAATTCACGCAAATTCTTAATTGTAGTTGGGTGCATCATCCAGCAAGTCGTTGTGTCAGCTAAATACTGTGATGGTAAAGCCGCATATAGGTTAGCTAAGTCGTTATAAGTAACTGCACCAGCACTTCCTTGGGCAACTTGTAAAACTGTATGTAAACCATTAGTAATTGCAGAACCATTGCTTCCAAATGAAGCTGCAGATGTAGAACCAGCATAACTATTTAATCCACGCAAACCTAAGGTAGCACCATAGTTATAAGTTGTAGAGCCAGCTTGGTCATTGTTTAGCATCATGGAAAGTGCTTCTTGTTGTGCAAATTCCAGCATAATGTCGCCAACAATGGATTCATTAATATTATTAATGTCACCCATTACTGCAGTACGGACAGGAACGACCGCATTTAAGTCACGAACTGGTATTTGCCAGTAAGTAGTAGCAATGCCCGTTGCTCCATGTGCATTGTTATTGTTAATTGGATAACCCCAAGGGTTATATGTACTGCCTTGTTGAACATTGGTAATGTTGCCAGTTTTAGCAACAAACGCTTCATCTGAACCTATGGTGGTGATTATTCTTGCACCAGCATTACGAATAGGGTTGTTTTGACGCAAAGATGCAAAAGCATCATCATAAATTACACGACCACCAACTCCAGAACCAGAGCCAGTAAGTGCAGAGCCAGTTTCATTAAGGTTTACTGTTGCCTCTCCGTCTTTAAGGGCGGTTTGGACTGCTTCAAGAATTAGGTTAGCCATATTGATTCCAAGTTAAAAATTTTAAAAGCGGGGGAGCTTTTGACTCCCCCAACTTTATTAAGCATCCAAAGCGGTGCCAGTAGAACGATAACGAATCGCAGAGAATGGATCGACTACGCTTGTGGCGAGACGCTTTTCTCCAAAGAAAGTTATAAATCCAGGCAAAGTTTGGTCATATCTACGCAATACCATATTCAAGCGATCCACGATTGTGTGGAATCTTGACCATTGTCCAAAATACATTGGATAAAGGCTTTCATTGGTAGTGTTAGCCGCAGTTTGATATGGAGTATCAAGATACTTATTAACCACAACATCAAAGCCAGCAATTTGACCAACAATGCCATCAGTAATCAATGGTGTCATACGATCAAAAATAGGAGTTCCGTTGGTGTCCTTCAAACCACGAATTTGTGCCAAGAAGAATGGATTAATAATAATCTTTGCATCTGGAGTCCAGTATTCCTGTGGCAAGCTATGTAAGAATGTGATTACATCATCAAAAGTTACATTGTTTGCACCAGCACCACCAGTAGCATAGCCATTGGTTGTAGTTTGGTCATAAGTAGCAATAGTAGCTAAACCATCGGTAGATGCAGTTCCACTTGTGCCAAAAGCAGCAGTAGAAATTGTGCCACCGTTATAACCCATTTGACCATTAGCATACTGATTTAAACCACGAATACCATTAGAGCCACCATAAGGATTACCAGTTGGTGATGATTGGTCGTTATTTTGAATCATTGCCAAACCTTCTTGTTGGCTAAATTCAAGCAACATATCATCCACAACATTTGACTCTAAGCCATCAATATCATCTAGTGCCGCAGTACGAATTGGGAACTGGACGTTAATGTCTTGAAGAACAACTTGCCAAATGTTTGTGTTTTCTGTCGTTGGAGCACCGTTGTTTTGAATTGCATAGCCCCATTGAGCACCAGCATTTCCTGTCTTAGCACGGAACTGATAGACTGAACCATCTGTAGTTACATTGCGTGAAACACCACGAAGTGGGTTCATTAAACGCAATTTGTGGAATACAGGATCGTAGGCAGTACGACCACCGACATTGTAACCGCCACCATAACCAGCAGGATTACCAATTTGTGAACCATCTTCTTGCATATATGCGTTGTATTCAGATTCGTCAGCAAACATTACGAATTCTTTTTCTAAACGACCTTTTTTAACCATTTTCTTCAACTGCTCAGTAACATTACGATTTACATCTTGCTTTACTGATTTAGCTGGAGTACGCATGATTTCAGGTGCTTGCACTTGTGAAATTTTAGTCTCCAAAGCAATAACCTTTTCAGAAAATTCCGCTTTAGCGGCTTCAACTGCGGCTACTGTTTCCTCTTTTACTGCTTGAATTTTTGCTTCGTTAGATACTTCAATAGCATCTAGCTTTTCCGTAATTTGCTCAATCATAATAATTCCTTTATTTGATGCGTTTTGACAATGCTTTCTTAATTTCTCTTAGCTCTAATGCTTTGAGGATTTCGTCAGCTTCATTTACCACCGCTTCCAATTCACTTGGTTGTGGGGTTTCTTTATTAATTTCCTTGTCTGCATCACGCAATTCAAGAATCTTTTTAAAGACGGAAGATGCGGTGGTCGCACCCTTCTTGGAAAGACCAGCATCACGCAAGGCTTCCTCAACTATGCGAGGATTTAAATGCCCTTCGGCATCAAAGCACTCTAATTTGTGAATTTCAGCGGCTGGATTGTTAGGATACATAACTACACTAACTTCACGCAAACCACCTTTAGTAATTTGAAAAAAAGATTCGTCATCCCCATCATCATCAACTGGATTTCCATTTTGGTCGACAAACTGTGCTTCGTCTGCATAAGCACCAACTGAAACACCACCAAAAAGATTAGGAGAATTTTTTAATACTTCGTATAAATCAGAGCCAGTAGTTGTGTTCATAAACAACTCACCTTTGGCAGTCATACCTTCTTTATCGAAATTAAATTCATTCCATTGACCTACAGGCATCCCCATATCATTATGATTAAGAAACATAGGTAATGGTTTACCATTAGTTGCAAATTCTTTTGCCCAAGTCATAAAACCTTCTGGCTGATAGTTGAATTTTCTTCCATCAGCACCTTCTCTAGCACCCCAAGTCGTTACTCTTGCTTCAAGTTGTCCGCTTGGATCCTCTTTTAAGGATTGGCTGAGTTTGAGCTTTGCTTCGCATATTAGATTTAGGTTTTGATTCATTTATAGCCCCATTGTGAATAGCCTGATTATTATCTTGTATTTTTGGGGAAGGTGCTGATTTTTTTGGTAGTTTAACAGAACTTTTCGTAAGTTGATAACCAAATACACCAATTATTTTATTAATTGCTTTCATTTAGGTTTTTCCTATGTTCATTTTCTTTGTCTGATTTCCACCGCCACCTCCAGTATCTTGTGGAGAACTACCCGGCAATGCTTGTACTTTAGCAGTTTTTTGCGTTACTGGTACATTATCTGCTGAAATAGCTTTAGCATTAACCGCTAATAAGTCGTCTGCTCCATCTACCTTAGGCATATTCATATATTCTCTAGCCTCATTAGGAGTCATAATTCCACCCGCAACTCCAGCATTAACAAAGTTCATTTGGTCTAAAGCGGCACCTTTTAAGAAATCTTTGGTGTCAAAACGAATTGATAAGTTAGGATAACCTCTTAATAACGATTGCTTAAACTTTTGCTCTATGCTAATAATCATTGGGTACATAGTAGTTTTATAATACTCATCTAATAAAGTTTGAGTATTATTAAACTTTTGGTCAGATATACCAAGCATAGCTGGCGGTACACCAAACAAAGCACAAATACGTTTTGTTGTTTGTTCTTTTAATTTTGCACAATCCGCATCTTGTAGCGTAAGCATCTGTAAAGGCTGGTATTTCATACCTTGATCTAATAGCATTCCTTGACCTGGTTTGCTTAAATCGGTAGGCTTTGACCCTGTCATGCTAGCCCATGCTTCTTTTAATCGACCAGCAATTTCTTTATATTTAGCATCTGGTATTACAGCATCCGTAACAAACATACCGCTAGGTTTCGCACCATTCTGCATTACATAGTTAGCATATAGGTCAATATCTTGATCTAACGCAACCAATTCAGTAGCTAAAATACCCTTATTGAAACCAGCAGAACCTTGCCATGCAGCTTCTGAAATGTGTATTACTTGATGGGAGGCTAATGGTTCATCCCTATTAAATCCATAAGAAGGCGTGGATAAGCGGTAAGTTGGGTATCTAGCTGGATTCATTTGCGTTGTAATCAGCGTGGAATCCAAGTTGTACAACTCTATCGGTGTTTGTGCGGCATCATTCTGGTCTTTGCGGAATAGCAAGGTAAAAGTTTCGCCAGACAGTAATTGCCACATTGCCCACTGATACCAGAACTCATATTGGCTCTGAAAGTTGTTTGGTTCCTGTAAAAGGTTTAATACTTGCTTTGCTTTTGCTTTATCTCTAGCTCCAGTTTTACTAGAACTTAAAGCGTCTTCAAAAACACCCTCATCCGTCTTATAAGCAATATAAATACTGCATTGGGCTAATGTTCTGGCAATAACTCCAACACAAGACATAATTGTGCTGTTCCGTGTCAGTACGGACATATCCACAATACGACCAGCATTGGTTGTAGAGCTTGTGGTTACATATAATAGTTGGAAATTCGCACCGCCACGACCATCTTGTGTCTGGCGAACGATTTGATTACCTAATTGGGTTTGTCCAAAAAGAGTGTTATTTTCTTTTACTACTGTTTTTTTAGCACGGAAAATATCTAAAACACCCATAAAAACCCCCAATTTTTTGACAATATTACCTTAAAAACTACGGAATCCAAAGCTATTTGATATAAATGGGTTATCCAATGAACAATGTGCCGCAATAATCATTGCTATTATGCCATCAACTTTAGCCGATTTGTCAGCTTCGTTTTTACGGATTTTAATATTGCCATTCACATCTTCGTAAACTTCGCAGTTACCTAATTGCCACCCAAGAAATGGGTTTCCATTATGACGGATTTGATTATTTAGTATTAGTTTCTCTACATATTTTGATGGATTTGATAACACGCTCATACCTTGTCCAACCTTTTTAACAGGAACCCCATTGTCGTGAAGTCGCGCAACCAATGAAGCGGCATTATAAGCATCATATCCCACCTCTTTCACCTCATACCTCTCGCATTGTTGCATTATGTAAGCGGAAATCTCCCTGTCGTCCATCACATTACCCTCGGTCAGTCTTAGTATTCCTGAGTCAATCGCAACACGGAAAATATCCTGATAATGTTTTGGAACCATCTCGTAACCAGCTTCAGGTAGAAAGAACTGCCATTCAGCATAGTAGTCCATTTCACCATAGCGTTTTAAAGTACATACCGCATTTAAATCTCGAGTAGCGGCTAAGTCGAACCCAATAAAGACTGCCTCTGGTTCTCTGTCGTCTGGTAAAGCAATAGCTTTATCCCACATATCTCTGTCTAACCAAGCTGAATTTGCACTTACATAAATGTTTAGGGTTTTGCAAAGAAACTCATTCAGCACTGCAGGCTTATGCTTTGCTTCCTCTGCTCGCTGTGCTATTGCTTCCTCAAAGACTGATATTCCGTGCATCGGATTTGCTTTTGCCCAAGTATTAGGGTCTCTCCAGTCATCCTGTGGGTCTAAGCCATACATTAATCCAAACCATCTAGGGTTATCACTAGCTTCCCCATTAAGCATAGACTGAACCATACTCATATCTTCAAAAAACTTCGTGTCTTTAGAAAAGGATGCGGTTGTAATATAGATTCGTAATGGGTTTTGCCTTGCGACCATACCTGAATGTAATACCTCAATCGAATTTCTGTCCACAATTTGAGCGGCTTCATCCACAATTACGCAGGATGGATTCTTACCGTCCCCAGATTTCTTTGTGTCTCTAGAGAGGGCTTTAAAGGTAGATTGAGAATCACCACCCTTTTTTAACTCATACCTTGATATGTTATAAAGTGCCTGTAGGTCTGTAGGCATATTCTCTACGAAGCCTTTAGCGGCATCAAAGACAATCGTAGCTTGTTCTCTGTTAGTTGCTAAGGTAAATACCTCTGCTCCAGCTTCACCGCATAATAATTCGTATAGTGCTATTGCGGCTGTAATGGTAGATTTACCAGCTTTGCGAGGAATAAACACAATTACATCCGTCACCATCCGTTTAGTTTTATCCTTCTTTCCACGAAACCCATAAATGGCACAGATGATAAAGATTTGAAATGGCTCGAGTATTATAGGGTCTCCAGCCTGCGGTCCTTTGGTGTGTTTTAGATTGGAACAAAAAGATAATACATGCTGTGGTACTCTTTCATCGAATACCCATTCCCATTCTTTATTCTCATATTGATTAATAAAACGTTGGCAAGCCAGCCTCACATCTCGGCAGACATTAATTTCACCCTTTATTACATCATGAGCATATTCAAGCCCAGTTTCCCACTTCATTATTTAAAGTTGATCTCTATGTACCAAGTAAAAAAACAAAAAATTAGTCGGCTGTAGGTTTTTTCATATACTATGCCAAGCTCATAAACTTTCATTGGCATACTTTTAAATTCTATATTCACGAGGCAAATGGTCCTTTAAGGAATTGTGAGACAGGACTATTATTCTCTACCTTACCAGATGATAGCCTTCCTCTAGGGGTAAGCCCTAACTCATTCATTAATTGAATAATAAGAGTAGTAGCTTTATTGCGAATGCTTAGCCAAGGGCTAGGAGCAAGGGTCGCATTGTTGTTTTGAGGTATTACTAAACGACTCTGCCTTTTACCACTATCGTCTTTGAACTGTAGCATTTTAGAGCAATCCACATAAACCTCTATTTGGTCAGCTAGCATAGATAAAGCATGCTTGTCTTGGTCGTTTCCTATTCCATAGACTGAATGTAGAAAGTCCGCAGTCTCACTTATAAACTGTTGCTTATCCCATGCGTCAGGGTTATCAAGCCATTCAGCCTTAGGAATTCTTTTTCTGATGCTGTCGGGCAAAGTAGCTATGTCGCCTCGAGTCCTTGACTTGGTGCCATCAACAATGTGAAGTTCTGGTGGTTTTTTATTCATGAAAGCAATCGTAGCCGAAGTGACCCCCCTCTGTCAAATTACATTACACTTGATTTAT